TAAGTAATAGTATACTTTTCACCGTCTGTTTCAAATAACATTAACCAACTTGAATCTAAGTTCTGTCCTGATACGTCACCTGTCTTACCCATATTAAATGGATTACCAATACTTAAATTGTTATTAAGAATTACACGCCATTCTCTATCTACAGTACTGTAACGTAAACCAAATGTTTTATAAGCAAAAATTTGATCAATCATTTGCGTTGTAACATCTGTTGTTAAGTTTGTTGCAAACTTAGGTTTAATTTCATCTAATAATGCACCTGTTGGAACAACATCATTAAAGATAATAGGACCTTGTCCGTCCTCATAATTTTCAGTGCCTTTTTCATTTACTCTAATAACTTTAGTCCAAAGATATTTTGTTGCTGATGGATGATCAGCATCACCGTCCATTAACGCATGACTGTTATCTTTCATAAAATGTTTGCCTGGAGGTGCAACAAATTTAACAATAGCACCTGGTTCTAAATATTTTAGTGTGCTACCAGTAAATGCACCTACTGTTAATTTAATATCTAATGTGTCCGCAATATAACCGCTGGAGTTATTAGTTTGTTTTGCAACCTGTGTCCAGTCTGCTTGTAAATCTGCTGTTGATATTTTAGGAAACTGATTTAAGAAAAAGTTTTTAACTACACTGTCTGAAAGTAACGGTGTAACTATGTTTTGAATCTTGCCTTCTACATCTGTTTTTGTAGTAAAACTAAAACTAACTTTTTTATCAAATACATCTTTATAGATAGCGCCATCGTTACCAAAGATGTTTGTGCTTGAATATTTTCCTGTTGAATCAATCAAGTCAAAGTATCTTGAAATACCTGAACTTGTTCTATTAATACTTTTTACTTTAACTACTTCTTGGCTAACTGATCTTGGTGCAACATTATAGTCCTCACCAGTAATCATTCTGTTTTGTGTATAATATGTACTTGGAGCATTTTCTTTAATGCTCTTATTAGTTTCAGGACCACTTGCATTATCAACTGTGTATTTTAGTGAAGCAACAAATGTAAATGTTTCTGCTGTTCCTGCTCTACTTGTATATGGTACACTAATAGTTACGTTTGTTAAATCTTCAGGATTGATTGTAAACTTTGTACCAAGTCCTTTTCTAAAGTAACATCTAAAGTTTCCTTTAGGTAAATCACCAAATGTTCCGTCTGCAAATAATAAACTAATTCTGTCATCAATACGTGATTGTACAGCATACAAACTTCTGTTTGATTTGCTAACACTATTGTAGATAACATTGTTACCTTCAACTGCATCAACCTTAGTCCATAACTGTTGTTCGTTTCCGTTGCTGTCTAATCTGTAAAGCCAAACATCTGAGTTGTTAATATTTGTTGTGTCAATAGCAACTGCTTGATTAGTTGTAGGATTGTCAATGCTAAAATTACCTGTGTCCATTACACCTTGTCTAAAGTGTACAAAGTAACCTGAGTTTGAACTACCTGCACCTTTACCATCTTCTCTGTATAAAAATCCTAAACTATTTCCTGGTAACGGATCTTCTTCAAAAATCTTGTCAGCATCAATAGTTGCACTTGTTATTTCAAATACAATATTTTTTTCTCCTACGTTTTTATTAAAACTGTAGATAGGTAAGTTTGAGTTTGATGCATTGAAACGATATTGCTCAGTTGTAATACCTGCAATAGTTTCTTTCTTTACCGGCTTACCTACAATACTGGCTTCTGGTAAAGCCGCATTTAAAATTTTTCTAAACTGTTCTGCCCAATCAGGATTTGAAGGATCATTCCATAAAATAGTTTGTCCTGATAAGTTAACACCGTTAGTGTCATTAATTTGTTCTGTAGTTTGCACACTTTCAAATTTTAATAATCCGTTTGCCGCTTGATTACGCTTTGGATTATAAGAAAGTAAACGTGCTAAACGTAATACGCTTTCTCTACGTTCTGCTAATTCAAGGAAGTTTTCACGTGCATTTAGGTCAACACGGAATGCCATGTTTTGTCCAAGATATGCAATAAGATCAATTAGTGCAAGATACTCTGAACTTTCAATGTAATCGTTAAAGTCTTCAGGATAGTTCTCACGCAAATATGAGATCATAGTTCTACGTAAACTATCAAAATCATACGATTTGAAGTCCGCAGTTTTAAATGTTTGATATACTCGCTTCCAATCTTCAGCAAGTAATAATCTATTTTGTCTATCCGTTGTTGACATCTATTTTCCTCTTACAATGTATTTATTTAAACGAGATATCTGAGTACTTAATTCTGTTACACGCCAAAGCCTGAGTTCTGATCGAATTCAAACTTCAGTTTCTCAGATATGTTGTATGGCAAGTACGTAAGTTCGCACTCAATTTGAATACCACTTTCATACTGGTCAACAACTATTGCGGATGCAGTTACTCTTGGATCACCGTTTACAATCTCTGTTACATTGTTTATAATTGCTTCTTTTAATGAATCAGTCATAGGCTCAAACAAAACGTCCCAAATGATAGTCCCAAACTCGGGATTTTCAAGTTTTTCGCCTTGTCTAATATGAAAGTGATTCAGTAAATCTTGTTTAATCAAGCCAATGTCATACAATGCATAAGAAGTATTGTCAGAATTGACTGTGCTAAGACCTTTGTATGCTCTGCTTTTTACAGGAGGTCTTTCTTTGACGTTTGATGATACTTTAACATTTCTTACTGTATTTTTTTCTAAACTGCTCATATCAATATTTATACACCTTTCTTGAACGTATCTGGAGCATTATCATAATCAAATGCTGACGTCATTATCAATTCAAGGTTCCTATCAGTTTTAATTGGTGTATACACTTCAGGGTCAACGTTTTCGTGATGTGACCACGGCTCATGCTGTGGCAAGCGTCGATGCAACGAAGTTGTAGCGGTAGCGGTAGCGCCGGGCAAGACGTGTGTGTATAACGGAGTTACTGCGGTAGCGGTGGCCGCCTGCGGTCCATTCATATGGATCTGTGGAGCAGTTTCTGTATGGTTGCCTCCTGAGTTGATGTCCGTTGTGCCTCCTGCTGTAAACTTGTTTGCTCCAGTTGTGTTTACATCATAATCTAACAGTGTTGTAACTTGATTGTTCATTGCAACGTATGTTGTCATGTTTGCATTAGTTTCAACTTGTATGTCTTCTTTTGATAACACGTTAAAGTTGCGTCCTGCGTTTAGGTTAATGTCTCTATCCGCTGTCAGATTGAAATCGTTTTCAGTGTGCATACTAATACTGTCTTTTGAATACACATCAATTTTACCATTAGCAGTCATTTCTATCCAACTGTTACCACTGCCATGATCTATACGTACCAAGTCTTCCGTGTTATGGAATAATATTTGATGTCCTGTGCGTGTTCTGATACGCATAAGTTCGTTGTGTGGTAGCGTTACATCTCCACCCTTTTCACCCTTTTCAACATTGACATATTCTTTCTTTGTAGTTGACGCCGGACCTTTACGTAAAATCTTGTCATCTCCGTCGTCCATTACAAACACAGTGCCGCCAAGTCTATTGAAAGGAACCTGTGCCGCTGTACCGCCCGGTCCGTATCCTGCTTTAGGACTACCAGGACGCTTGTCATAAGGTCCAGGTGTGTTTATACCAAACACCATGCTTGGCAGTTCACGCCTTGCACTGCTTGTTGTTAATGCTCTTGTGCCATCTGAGGCAAGTCCTGCTTTGTGCAGTAAGTCCATCCATTCTTCATTGATAGGCTTTTTAAATTTTGTAGGGTCGTTACCTTTGTTGTCTGCGAGATTCTTTTTGTTAATTTCTCCAACAACAACCTTACCAGTACGCTTCTTGGCTTCCTTGGCACCTTCGCCTTTGGGACTACCTGTAAAGAAAGTTGATGCAACCTTGTCTGGTACGTTTAGGTTAACATAGTTGTCAGGTATACAACCAATCCAGAAACCCATGTTGGCCGCGCCTTCCGCAAACACAACAATTACTCTACTGCCAACGTCCGGCGGTGTCATCCACATACCATAAGCGGATTGTGTGTATGCAAAGTCTGTGTTTGCACTGATACCATTAACTGGTGTTTGTCCCCAGAATGGACTTGCATAACTTACCTTGAACGTTTGACCTTCACTGTCGTCATTGTTACCTGTTGTGCCTTTGAGCAGTTGTACTTCCAATGCACCCATATAGTTTGGATCAAGATGGCCAACCACACGTCCAACGTATGGACCTGCGTCCATTAATGCTTCTTGTCCTACCGTTCTTTTTTCGTTAGCCATTTAAAATCCTATGTTTGCACCTTGGTTACGAGCCGCTAATCTGTTATTAACGTCTTTTTGATTTTTTGCTTTTGCTTCTGCGGCGTCTGCGGCTTCTGCATCTGCAATATTCTTTTCAAATGCCGCCTGGTTCGCCGCCGCGTCGTCCTCGCCGCCTATACCAGAATTTTTTACATCATCCTGTTTGTTTACGTCTGCTTTCTCATCAACAATTTCTTGGTTGCCTTTTTCACCTGCCTGTGCTGTTGGCTTAGGTGACTGTTGCGGACGTCTTACAAGTTCAAGTGTTTGTTTAAATTCCCCTGAAGCAAACTCGTTCTTAACAGTAATTACCATATATAATCCGCTAAAGAAATCAACTGGCACAGTATCATTAGGGAATCCCATGATACCGTTTTCTCTATAATCTATTGGTGTTCTAAATAATACTTCAACATCCACTTCACCGTATTGGTAATCTATCGTGCCGTCTGCATCAATGTTAATATATTGTGTGTTCTCTGAGTTATAGTTACCTACACCACTGTCAGCAATATAATAAGGATCGCCCATGATTGTCATGTCAAGTGTTAGCAAGTCAGCATCACTGTTTACGATTGCTTCATTAAATCTACGTGCAATTTCAACCTGCATGTCATCAAGACTAACCGCACCTGCGGCTTTGGCATTGTTCTTTTGTACTATTCCTGCTTTGTTGCTAACCTGCGAATCATTGTTTACTGCTGTTGCTTTAATTTTTTGTTTTGGATCTTCTCCTTCTTTAGAACCGTCTGCCAAGTTATTCTTTGGCAGTGTACCTGGACTCATGCTTTTAAAGAATGTGTTATCAAGATTAATTTCAAGATCTAATATATCTTCGTTTGCGCCACTGTAAATGTAATTGTAACGTTTTACACATTGTTTTTTAAGTTCTCTTAGACCGTATGGTGTTTCGTCTGGTGCAATAAATTTACTTTCGTGTACCATGTATGGTAAAATTCTAAACACATAAATTCTTGGAGGTCTACCTAATTTCTTTTCTGTTTTTCTATCTGTGATATTAAAAACTTGTGTATCAATTTTAAACCAAGGACGCATACCTTTTTCTGCTGGTGCACTAATAATGTTTCTACCGTATTCGCTTAGGATTACAAGTTCTTCAATAATATCCTGTATCCTTGTTCCTTGAATAAATTTAATTGCACCAAGT